ATACGGGAGTTATATTAAATTCAAATACAAAAGAATTATTGACTCATGAATGGGCGCACGTATTTGATTTGTCTCATACAAAAGCGATGTTTAATTCCCCAAGTTTAGCATTACACAACGAGCTTATAAATAAAATAGAAGATTCTGGGCTTGATAGATATTTATATCTACAAAATATTAGACAAGTATCAGGAGATTATTTTGATACTAACTCACAAGAATTTTTTGCTGAAACATATAGATTATATGATGCAAATAAATTGCCAGACAAATATAATTGGATGAAAGAGTTTTTCAAAAGCATAGGTATAAAATAATAGGAGGATGATTTAGATGAAACGTATCTGTAAGAATTGTAAATACTACCGAGAGGGGAAATGGTGTAGCAACTTCGTATCGGAGTATTACCGCTACGCTATGGCAATTGACATATTTGTGCATCCAGAGAACACCTGCAAACAGTTTACACAATACGGGAAGAACGCACCCTGGTGGATGCGAATATTCAATAGAATTATGAGGAGATGGAAATGATGAGTGACCGCGAATTTTGGATAGCAATACGAGCGGCAATATTAGCGGTGCTTGATGCTATCGAACGTAAGCAGCAATTAGGTAAGCACGCACCTAAGTCAGAATTGAAAACGAAAGTGAAGTAAACTACTTGACAAGATAGAAAGAATGTGCTAATCTATTTTTGTACTATTACAACCGAATAGGCATATAGATTTATAAACCGACAAGCCTTAGGGCATATAGGTTGAAAAATCAACAAGCCGCGATTGAGAAAACTCTCAATGGCGGTTTTTTATTATACAGGCGAGATGCCAAAGGAGATTTGCCGAGATGGCAGACGAAAACCAAAACCAAGTACCAAACCAGCAAGGCGAGCAGAACAACGAAGAACTAACTTCATTTGAAGCAATCCTTGAAAAGGATCCAAAGATCAAGGAATTATATGAGCAACACACAGCCGCACTGCTAAATACCGTAAAGGCAACCCGTGACGAACGGGACGGCTTGAAAAATCAGGTCAAGGAATTGTTAGCAAAGTCCGAGAAGGGCAGCGAAAACGAGAAAGCCTTAACTGAGACACTACTGAAATTAGAAGCAACAGAACGTCGGGCAACATTTGTCGAGGAAGCGGTTAAACCAGGGATTGATTGCCGCAACCCAAAGGCAGCTTATGCGTATGCGGTGACCGTTGACGCGTTTGACAGAAAAGGTAATCCCGATTGGGCGTTGCTGAAAAGAGAAATACCAGAGTTATTTGGCAAGTCATCCCCACCCGCTCATGGGGGTAGTGGTACAGAAACACCACCACAGGCCAATGACATCAACAGTATGATCCGTAGAGCAGCGGGTCGATAAAACTAATAGGAGAAAAATACAATGCCATTCAATAGCGTTATTTCCCGAACAGATGCAGCCGCCCTCATTCCTGAGGATGTGTCTGCTGAAATCTTTAATTCAGTGGTTGAAATGAACCCAATCATGCGACTTGCTCGTAGATTGCCGAACATGCCAACCTCACAGCGTCGCCTGCCGGTAATGTCGGCTTTGGCGTCCGCTTATTTTGTGACTGGTGATACCAGTTTGAAACAAACCAGTGAAGTCAATTGGGCTAACAAGTACATTGATGCCGAGGAACTGGCTGTAATCGTTCCCATTCCAGAAGCTGTTCTTGACGATGCTGGTTATGATATTTGGGGACAGGTTCGACCTGAAATCGAAAAAGCAATCAGCTTTGCAATCTCAAGTGCCGTCATTAGTGGTACCAATATTCCCGCTTCCTGGACAACCAACTTAGGGGCAGCCGGACTACGTGCCGGAGCAAACGCCGCTGGAAACCTCGTTTCGTTAGCTGCTTATGCTGATAGTTACGAGGCTATTCTAGGCGAAACTGCTGCGGGTGTTGATGGTCTTTACATGACAATTGAAGCCGATGGATTTATGGTGACTGGAAATGTGGCAGCCTTAGCGATGAAGGGTGTATTGAGAAATACACGTGACAGCAATGGGCAACCGATTTTCAAATCCAACATGCAGGATGCCAGTCGCTATGAATTAGACGGAACTCCGATTTACTTCCCGACTGACAATTCTATTCCTGCCGCGTCAATCTTGATGATTAGCGGACAATGGGATCAACTGGTTTACTCAATCCGACAGGATATTACCTACAAAGTGTTAGACCAGGCAGTCATTCAGGATGGTGCTGGAAACATCGTTTATAACTTAGCACAACAGGACATGGTTGCATTACGCGCTGTTATCCGCCTTGGCTTTGCATTACCGAATCCAATTAACCGCGCTCAGGCAGTAGAAGCCAACCGCTATCCATTCGGTATCTTGACCGCATAAGAGGAGGCGTATCATGGGTTTCTTCAAGAAACGAATTAAGACAGGACAGGGAGCTAACTTTGAAAGTGGCTCTCGTCTTGAGATCGTTGGTACTCAGGTCACATCAAGCGCAGCCGAGTTAAACTTAAACGATCAATCCTACCAGCTTTTAGATGCTAATGGTGCAATCACTGTGAAGAATGGTGTTTGTTTCATTGCTAAAACCGAACCAGGTGCTGTTGCTGCTACATTAGCAGACCCAACTGCAACCACTGACGATTTCAAGCGATTAGTGATTGTATCTAATCAAGCACAGGCTAACACAGTAACATCTGCCTCATCTTTTGGTGGTGGTGGTGCCGGAGAGGATGTTTGTACATTCTCAGGTGTCATTGGTGATACGTTGGAGCTTATGGCGTACGGCGGAAAATGGTATGTTTGCGGTGGACATCAATTCACCATTGCATAAATTAGAAAATCAGGCGGGTGAAATTCCCGCCTTAGGAGATTAAAAATGACAGTAACAATTGATAATCAAGGACCACTGAGCGGGTATCTGAAAGTTGACATCGTTGGCGATGCAACCGTAGCTGGTTTACTTGGTGAGGTACTTAATCCAGAAGGTGTTGATTTGCTTGTGGTTGAAGGTTGGTTCCATTGCAACACTGGTGCCGCCGCCGCAGCCACCCAGAACTGGGGTTTTGCCGCGACTGGTGTTGATAATAATGCTCTTGTTTCAGCTTTTCCAGTTAATGCAGCAAATAATACCGATTGGACGATTGTGGCTCGTGGTGCATCAGAAGCTGCTGCAACAGCCGCGCAGAACGGAACAAGATGGGGTGCGGCACAGTATCTTACCGTGACCAATGCAGCACAGGCTTCCACCGGATTGAATGGATCCCTCTATTTGAAATACATCCGAATGGATTAATCATAATTGGGGAGGGTAAAACCTCCCTTATTTTGAATTGGAGCGATTATGATTGTAACGGCTGCTCAAATTGCACAAATGCGACGGATGGTTGCAGAACCTACCGCCACTACTTACAATGACGCTTTGTTGGAAGATATTATCGAGTTATATCCAACTATTGATGAACGCGGGACAATGCCATATTACTGGGTGCAAACAGGCGGAGTACCGACACAAACAGCGAACGCAAACTGGATACCGACCTATAATCTCAATGCAGCCGCCGCTCAAATATGGGACGAGAAAGCCGCCGCGATTGCGAATCAGTATGATTTCAAGGCAGACGGTGGTGATTATTCCAGGTCTCAAGCATTCAAACACGCAACCGAGCAGGCTAAGTATTACCGTTCAAGGCGTGGATTATCCACATTCAAACTGTACAAATCACCCAAAGAAAGCGCATCCAGTTCGTTAAATAATGAAAGCTGGGTTGGAAACCTACCTGAGAGTGATGACTTTGACGGTGGTGATGACGTGTCATTTATGAGCTTCTAATCATGGATTTTTCAGCAGACGAATTAGCAGATTTTAGGACTTCTCAGGTCGGGCATATGATGGACACAGTTGTCAGACAAGTGTATTCAGCTACCCAAAACTCATACAACGAGGATGTGGTCACTTACACAGATCAAACCGCTATCAAGTGCGGTTTAGACATGCGACCAGGTAGCGAACGACATACAACAAACTACACAGCTCTTGAATATGATGCAACGATGCGATTACCAATAACAACAACAATTGATGCACGGGATAGACTGAAAGTCACAAAACGATTTGGTGAAACATTGACAACCGCTTTGGTGTTCGAGATTGTAGGGCCGGTACAACGTGGGCCAAGTGGAATTAGATTGTTGCTGAAACGAGTTGAGGCATGAGCAAGGGTGCAAAGGTAATCCAGCTAGACAATAGGTTCAAAGAGGTTATCGCTGCCGCAAGTGGTGACAATATTCTAAAAGCCTTGAAAGCAGGTGGTGAAGTTGTGCGCAATCATGCTAAGCTGAATATACAGGCTCAGGAGCTTGTCGATACATCCAATTTATTGAATAGTATCAGTGTTCAAGAAGGTTCAGGCGGTAAGACAGATGCAACCGTTGAGATCGGAACCGATGTCGAATATGCAGCAATCCATGAATTTGGTGGGGCAATTTCACAGACGAACGCATGGGGTAAGGGCATTTCACAGACGATTCACATTCCAGCTAGACCTTATTTACGTCCAAGTTTAGATGAGAATACCAAATCCATAGCTGATGCTATTGGTGCATCACTAGTAGATCAAATAAAAAGGGCTATCTAATGGCAACATTGGAAGAAGGCTTAATTAGTTATTTGAAAGGATGTGCTGGATTGACTGCATTGGTATCAACCAGAATTTATCACATGACCAAACCGCAGACCGTTTCATATCCTTGCATAACATTTCAGCGCATTGATACCCCATTTATTCACACGATGCAAACCAGCGGAGCGACTGGCAACCTTATCACCCCTAGATTTCAGTTTGACGCGTGGGCTTCGACTTATTCAGTGGCTAAGGCAATCACAGAACAATTAAGAGACGCATTGAACGGTAAGGCAGGTTCAATAGGTTCAGGTGGCCAGACAGTGACAATCAGATCATCATTACAAAGCACGGAACGACCATCGTTTGACGCACTTGTGAAGATGTACCGCAGCATGAGCGAGATTGTAATCATGCAGGAGGATTAATTGGCTAAATATTCAGCTTTTGGTACTCAGTTAAAAATGGGTAATGGTACATTCCAGGTAGAAACAGCAACTGTTGTCGGAACAATAACCGGGAATGGTAATGCTACATTTACGATTACATCTACTGGAATGGCTGGCACTCCGCTTGCTATCAGTGTAGCAGTATTGGAAAATGACACAGCATCAATGGTAGCAGCCAAAGCACGGGCAACCATCGGAGCAACTGCCGCTGTAACTGCTATGTATCATGTCGGCGGTAGTGGTGCCGAGGTTGTGTTGACCCGTAAAATTGCAACCGCTAATGTTGCTGATTTGAACATAGCATACACTAATGACACCTGTTCTGGATTAACACCGGATGCTACCAGTGATAATACCGTTGTTGGTGGACAGGCCGAGGTATTTACAACTATCGCACAGGTTCGCAACATTTCAGGTCCAGGATTGTCTTTGGATTTTGAAGATGTAACGACCCATGATAGCACCGAGGCATGGGAGGAAGTTGTCGCGACTGTATTAAGAAGTGGTGAAGTAACACTGGATTTAGTGTGGGATCCAACCACGCCGACACACTCTAACGGGGTTGGATTATTGGCAGTCATGCCACGACGGGCAACCCGTAATTTTCAAGTTATATTTCCTGATACAGGGCCTACAACCTGGGCGTTTGCCGCTGAGGTAACAGGCTTTGAACCAGACGCGCCACACGACGGGGCATTAACCGCAAGTGTGACACTTAAATTAACAGGGCAAGTAACCCTGGCTTAGAGAGGATAAAAACAATGGCAAAATATTCTGCATTTGGTACTTTATTGAAAAGAGGGGCTACAACCGTTGTTGCTGTTACCTCTATATCGGGTCCAGGTTTATCACTTGATACCGAGGACGTAACCAGCCACGACTCAACCGAGGCATGGGAGGAAGTGGTAGCCACTATCCTTCGTTCCGGTGAAGTGACATTTGATATTGTCTATGATCCAGCAGCCGCAACACACAAGAACGCCGCTGGTGGTCTGTTGGCTGATTTAGTTAGCAGAACAGCGCAAACCTATTCGCTGACATTTACAGACACAGCCGCTACAGTGTGGTCATTCAGTGCGTTTGTAACAGGCTTTGAACCTGACATGCCCGCTGATGGTGCATTGACCGCTTCTGTAACAATGAAAATCACTGGAAAACCAACCATAGCATAATTGAACTGAGGAGATGAAATGGGCGTATTAAAACGTGATGATATTCTGCAAGCCGATGACATCAAACTTGAATTAGTTCCAGTTCCTGAATGGGATGGGGACGTTTACGTAAAAGGCATGACTGGAGCAGAGCGCGACAAGTTTGAGGGTTCATTGGTAATTATGCGTGGCAAAGATAAACAAATGAATATGTCGAATATCCGCGCTAAACTGGCAAGCATGACAATCTGTGACGAAAAGGGTAAACGATTATTCAACGAGAATGACGTACAAGCTTTGTCACAAAAGAGCGCAGCAGCATTACAGCGTGTATTTGAGGTAGCACAAAAGTTATCCGGTATATCAGACGAGGATGTGGAGGAACTGGCAGAGGAATTGAAAAATGACCCTTTCGACGGTTTACCTTCCGATTAGCTTTAGCACTACGAATGACACGGGCTGAATTGCTGAGCAGAATATCCAGCGCGGAGTTGACAGAGTGGATGGTTTATTATCAACTTGAACCATTTGGACAGGAAACCCAATACATTGGTCCAGCGATTACCAGTGCAATTTTAGCTAATGTCAATCGAAAAAAAGGTGACAAGCCACACTCAGCCGATGAATTTATGCCAAAGTTTGAAAAAGAAGAAAAGTCACCTGAACAAATGTTGAGTTTTGCAGCGATGATAACAGCCGGAATGGGTGGCACAATTGGAGAACATGAATAATGGGAAATACAATTCTAAAGCTGCTAGTATCATTGGGGCTTGATTCGTCTGAATATACCAAAGGACTTGGGGACGCAGAAGAAAAAGCAAACAAGTCATCAAAAAATATAGTCAATGGACTATCAACCGTTGGCAAAGGTGTATTAGTGGCAGGTGCAGCAGCTGGTGCAGCTGGACTTGCCTTTATTGCTTCTACCATTGGTCCCGCTTCTGACCTGAACGAAACGTTATCTAAAACGTCGGTTGTGTTTGGTGAATATGCAGATCAAGTTATGAAGTTTGGGGATACATCCGCTACTGCATTAGGTATGAGCAGGGAAGAAGCATTAGCAGGTGCCGCCACTTATGGCAACCTGTTCAGGGCAATGGATATGACAGAGGAAGCAAGTGCCGGAATGTCAACGGGACTTGTTCAGCTTGCCGCAGATTTGGCATCGTTTAACAACATGGATCCAACCGAGGTAATGGACAAATTGCGTTCAGGACTATCGGGACAAACCGAACCACTAAGATCATTAGGTGTTAATCTAAATGCTGCATTGATTGAGGCTAAAGCCCTTGAAATGGGACTATGGGACGGTAACGATGCAATTGATGCAGCCGCTAAGGCTCAGGCGTCCTACGCCTTGATTATGGAGCAAACCACATTGGCACAAGGGGACTTTGCGAGAACATCGGACGGCTTAGCCAACCAGCAAAGAATTATCGCAGCTAATTTCAAAAACATGAAAGCCACAATTGGGACAGCCTTACTTCCAATGATGGAAAAATTATCAAGTACATTAAATAGTTTGTTCAGCGATCCAGCTTTTCAAGCAGGACTGCAAAAATTCATTGATGGATTGGGTAGATTTGCAAGTAAGGTAATTGAAGCTATTCCGCAGGTGATTGATTGGTTTAGAAAAATGGGTGCATGGTTTAGTGAAAACGAAGGCGTTATTATTGGAATATTGGCAGCATTAGGGGTTGCGGTTGCTGCATTTGTTTACACAACCGTTTTGCCAGCCATTGCATCCGTAATAATTGCAATGGCTCCGGTATTATTAGTCATGGCAGCCGTAGCAACCGTAGCATATGTAGTCTATACCGCCTGGACTAAAAATTGGGGTGGAATACAGGAAAAGACTGCTGTTGTTGTAGCATGGATAAAAAACACTATTTCAACATTTCTTGCTAACATACAAGCATGGTGGTCTGAACATGGGGCAGCCATTACATCAACTGTTCAGACAATGTGGGATGGTGTAAAATCAGTGTTCAATTTTGCAGTTGATATTATCAAGGGAATATTCAGCGCGTTCAGGTCTGCGTTCGAGGGTGATTGGTATGCCTTCGGTGAAAAGTTACGTGAAGTATGGGATAAGGTTTGGGTTGCTATAAAAACAGCGGTTGAAATAGCATGGCCACTTATAAATGCAGCAGTAAAGAAAATTGTTGACTCCGTTATATCATTTTTCAAGGACACAGACTGGGGAAAGGTTGGAAAAAATATACTTCAGGGAATTGCGAACGGAATACTAACAGGAATTAGTATCGTAGCAGACGCGGCCAAAAAAGCAGCACAAGCCGCATTAGACGCTGCTAAAGGGTTCTTGGGAATCAAATCACCTTCTAAAGTATTTGCCGGACTTGGATTAAATATCGCTGCTGGAATGGCAAGCGGTATATTGAGTGGAAAAGGGATAGTAGAAGATGCTATCAGTAATATATCTGTTGGAGGAATAATCGCTGGTGGAGCTGGTGGCGGTGGTAGCACGAACAACAATTACAACGTGAATGTCTATTCCAATTCTTCGCCTGACGAGTTCAGCCGTTCTATTGAATTTGCAAAGGGGTATGCCTTATGACAGTAACTAAAGAGAAGTTTTATATAATCAAACCAAAGGCATCTGTAAACCTTTGTACCAATCCATCATTTGAAACAGGCACTACCGGATGGGCTACGGGAGGAACCAATACCATTGCCAAAAGTTCCGTACAACAAAGGCGGGGTGTATATTCGTGTAAGTGTACTTATTCTAATAACGATTTGTTGGCAAGTTATGCGATTACATTGACCGATACCGACCACGTAGCAAGTATGGATATTTACATTCCATCAACTTACACAGGAACAGAATTGACATTGACCTGCACAGGTTACACTTCCGCAACTGTTGTTGCTGGATTAGCAGACATGACAATAAAGGACAAGTGGCAACGGGTGCATTGTCACATCAACCCTGATGCCGGGGATCTTATCGGAACGTTGACGCTAACTGAAACTGGTGTAAACGGGGCAGCCTCTGAGTTTATCTACATCGACGGGGTATTGATTGAAGCAGACACTGAACCGACCACCTACTTCGACGGTAATATTATCGAAACAATCAAGAAGGTCAATCAGTACTACTGGACGGGACAGGCGAATGCAAGCACGAGCGTTAGACTTGCTACTACCCGCTCAGGTGGTGAATTAGTAGATATTACCGATTATTGTAAGAAGATCGACGTATTAGGTCTTGGTATGGCACCAACGGACGTCAATTCTATCGGGTTGGTGGATGGTACAAAACGCTATCAGCGCACAAACCTTACATCCAGATATTTCACGCTGGCAGTCGCATTCAATGGTAAAACCATCGGAGCGGTACAAACAAACCGAAACGCCTTGATCGAATTGGTCAAGCCTGATTTAGTGCCAGATCAACAACCTATGATAATCAGGTATCAGGGAGAAACGGACGCAGGATTAGCAGCCAGTGAGCCAATTGATATAAAGTGCGTTTATGTGTCTGGACTTGACACCGGATTACAACGTGATTTTGAGCGCGCTAACATTATATTTGAAATTCATGACGCCTATCTGCAAAAAGACGGCAATAGAGCCGTATCACTTGACTACAACGACACACTGGCAAACGCTGATTATATTGTCAAGCGTGACCGTGATGGGGTATGGTCAGCAATGGCTGGGACTGGGTTAATTTACGCAATCGCTCAACATCAAATCACGAAGGAAATATATATCGCTGGAGCATTCGAAGATGCTGGTGGTGACTCAGACGCTGATTATCTAGCTAAATGGGATGAAACTACTCAGGATTGGGTTAGTGTTGTTGCAGGGATAAATGGAAGTGTAGTAGCACTAGTATTTGATTCGTCTGGTAATCTTTATATCGGCGGCGGTTTTACAAACTTAGGTGATGCTAATGGTGATCGTATTGCAAAGATTGATACCGCTGGATCTATCTCAAGTTTAGGAACAGGATTACCGAACGGCAGTGTATCGTCTTTAATTTTAGACAACTTAGGTAATCTTTATGTTGGTGGTTCATTCACATCAGCGGGTGGAGTGGCTAACACTGGTTATATAGCTATGTGGAATGGCAGTATTTGGGTTTCAGTTGCAGGTGGTTTTGCGTCTGGTAATATATCTACATTTTGTTTTAATAGTGATTTTTCTAAACTTTATATAGGTGGTTCTTTTGTAAATCACACAGACGAAAATGGAGATAA